TTATATTTTTTTGCCGGTACGCTTTTTGTCAATCAATTTATAAATTGATTCCAAAGAATTTTGAACTTCTTTCCAAAAATTTTTTTGCTCTCCTCCTAAAGGCAGCGGATGATTTCCGGCCTCAACTATCATGTCTTCTAGATTTCCACACTGCTTTGTCAGTTCCGAAAAGAACTCATTATCATCATATTTATAAAACAACGCCGAGAAATTCATTTCACTCAGAACGTCACAAAATTTGTTTCCATTACGCAGATAGCCATTGCCATCAAAATCAAGGCTCGTTCTGGATTGGGGAATCTTTTTTATAAGATATTCGTCAAAAATCATGCTGCAATTAGCCGAACGAATAGTAGCATCGGCGGACTTATTCGCTGTATTAGCTGCATAAATAGCCACTAGAATAGCAAGTCCTGAAAAGAATGCAGAGATAGCATCAATCATTTACTCACACATCCTTTACATCAGCATTAGACGATCCAGAATGGTTTTTTTGGGGTTGGAAATCTTGGAGACAACGACGTCAAAATTTTTTTCCATTCCCTCACGTCCGATTTCAGTATAAATTTTCCCAAAGAACCCCTGGATAAACGAAGACGCCAAATAGTCGATTTGCTCAGGGAAAACAATTGTAAACGGTTCATTCAAATCGATTCGACCGTCGACCTGTGCATCAAATAGTTTTCGGCCATAACTATTTCCTGCAAGTTTTGTCAAACTCCTATCTTTTATTTCAAGAGAAATCACTTGTTTGCTCATAATGCATTCTCCGTTTCCATCACAAAATTCAAATTGTATGCAGTCCCAGGGAAGTAGATTGGGAATGTTGAAAAAACATGCTTGTCCGGAGCGCAATGTTGAAAGTCATGTTCATGATTCATTCCAATCCAGTGATCTTCATCATATTCCAAAAGCGACCGTATGAATTGCATTTTCCGTCTTCCTGATAGAACATAGCAGTTGTTTCCGTCTGCTTGAACCTCAAGCCATTTTATTAAAGTAGGGAGGCCCGTTCCCCCGATAAGATATTCATTCGGTCTGCCAGATATGCGATCTTGGAAGGCACTCAACATAAAAAACTCATCATCTCCATAGCCTTCCCTAAAAAATCTTCTGTGATGCATGTAGATTTCGCGCAATCTCCAATATCGTGCACTGTCGCTCTTATCTCGTAGTTCAGGATTAACGCATAACTTTGTCTGTATTTGCGACGAGAGCAACGTCGCAGAAAAATTAACAACACAAATATTCACACCGTAATACTTTGGCCCAGTCGGGTCGTTCCGGCGAACATAGTCACGTGGTGTCACATCAATATCAAGGAAACAATCTGAGCAGCTATGCTCAAGTGCATTTCCCACCAACTCTACAGCAACTTCAGCAAGCAAGTCACTGCGAGACTTTGTGATTCCAAGATTCTCAAAAAACAAGCACAATGTTGTGATTGCGGAGGACAATGTCTCATCATCATTTTCATTGGCTAAAAAAAGTTTGCGATAATAATTTTTTCCAACACCAAGCCTAAATTGACGGACAAAATCCATGGCAGGCTGCGCAGGTCTTTCCAACATATATAGAGGTGACAGTCCAATACCATCGGTAAAAATATTCGTTTCTTTCTTATTGTAATGAAACTGTACAGATATACCGTGATCCGCAATAATATGCTCGATATAGCATTCTAACAGAACATATGTAAATTTTTCGTCGAACACACCGTTTGGAAATGCGATTAAAATAGACGAAATCTGGCTGTTGTTGTGCACGGTAAGAAAAAGCCCGGCAATGAGTTCGGAAACCGTGTCAACCGTCAGCAACTGCTGATTTCCATAAAACAAACAGGATTTCCCGTCTGGTAGAAAAACAGGTGTAAGTGCTCTAGCAGATGTCGCATTCCGCAATTGCCGCTCAAGCAGGGTTACGTTCTTCATACACATCACCGACCTAACCGATAATCATACTGATACACTATGGTAGTTACAAGGTCATTATAGCACACATTCTAACCACTAACAACAAAAAAATCTCCCCTATCCGCCTTGTTTACGGTCGAATACGAGAGATTTTTTTGTTTTGCGCTGACTCCGTTCAGGTTCGACGTACTCCGAACAGCAACCCTTATCACGGGGCTGCGGCTCTTGTCATGTATGGGGTCAGTGCACGCCCTTCTTCAGCTGCTCCAGATAGCTGTCCGCCGCCAGCGCCTCTTTGGTAAAGGAGTTGTTCTCCCACCATGCCCAGATGGCCGCCGCCGAGGTCAGGCCCGCCGTCACCCACTGCTCCAGCTGTGCGCTGTCAATGGGCAGCAGCGGCTTGCCGCAGGCGCTGAGGATCTGGTTTGCCAGGGCCAGGCCCAGCACGGCGGTGCGTGCCACGGTGCCGGCGGAAATGTTGTTGTTCTTCGTGATGTGTGCGTTCATGTTCAGGTTCCTTTCTGCTCTTCCGAGCGCTGCTTTAAAATGTCCACGGCCTTTGTCAGCGCCGCCGGGATCGGCAGGCCCATCAATCCGGCATTCTCAACGATGGAAATGGTCTCGTTGCAGATAAAGCCGATGACCACGGCGTCCCGCACAAAGCTGGTTGCCATCACGGCGTCCAGCCGGCAGGCCACCAGCACGATCAGCAGGGTCTCTCCCTTGCGGATCAGTCCCTTCCAGCCCGCACGGCTCTCCAGCGCGCCGGTCCGGCTCTTGGGGCTGGCGTGGAATACGCCCGCCACGATCAGGCCGGTCACGTAGTCCACGGCCATAAAGAGGATCAGCGTCTGCAGCGCCGCATCCCAGCCGCCGTACAGGCTGGCAATGGCGGCCCCCAGCGCCCCCACGGCCATGCAAAAGGTGTCTTTCATGTCGTTTCCTCCTTTCGTCTCATTTTCGTTTTAATCGTCTCAAAGCGGTGTGCCGTGAGACGATCAGCCCACCCACCGGCTCTTGTTGGGCCGGGTATCCACATGCACCCAGCCCTTGGCGCGGCCCGCCTTGACGGGGTAGCGGCCAACGCCGCCCCAGGCGGGCATCAGACTCTCGGCGTAGGCGGCCACGTCCTCGACGCTGACGCCCTGCACCTGGATGTCAGCCGCCCGGCCCAGCAGGTGCTGGCTGGATTTTGCACCACCCACAGCGGTGTTGTGGGTGGCCGTGCGGTAGCCGCTGGTGATGACCACCGCCTTGCCAAAGTGCTCCCGGATGGCCTGCAGCAGCACCGTGAGGGCCTCGTCCACCATGATGGTGTCGGAGCCGTCCCGGCACCGGAACTCTCGCACCTTAAAGGCCGGGGCCAGGCTCTTGTTTCCGTTTTTGGTCAGACTGTATTCCTTAATGGCCATAGGTTCACCCTCCTAATACGTTTCCCTCTCCGTCCACCAGCACCTCCTGCGGCAGCACCAGGGCTGGGCGGTAGCTGTAACTAGACTTCGCGCTTATACTTTTGAACGCTCCATCTGCGGTAACATACGCCGCCTTACTCGGGGTCCATCCACCGCCCGTAGGTGTCCGGGTCCAGTAAGGCCGGGACCATTTTCTTCTAGCTGTTGCCTCGGTGCGAAAGTAGCTCAGCGCCGCACCCTCTTTATATGCGTTGTTCAGGGATCCATTCAGTTCCGTGATGCTGAGCGGAAAGACCTTTGTTGCCAGGCCATCCGCCCCCTCTCTCCGGTCCTCCTCCATAGGAAAACTTTCGGTGCCCATATAGGGGATTCGCACCTTCTTGATCAGCGGCTTGATATCCGCTTTGATCATCCTGAAAAATGTGTCTTCCAGGTATATTTGTGAATCGGAATTCGCGTACCCGGTACCGCTGGATTTATAAGACCCCGTGAACCTTGCAGAGTTGCACAGCAGCCACGTTCCAAAGCAGCTTGCGTCGTACATATCGCCCGGTAGGCCCTGATGCACGATGATCCACTCCGTCCGGATGTTGTTTACATTGAAGTACACCTTTCCGCCCACCGCACGGTCCCCCAATGGTGTGCCCAGCTGATACCACAGTTCGGCAACGCCACGGGGGTCTCCCCAATAGGCCTTTTGCACAGCCTGGGCAAGACTAGCGCCGTCTCCCCAATACAGTTTGCCGATCTTTTCGGCCACGCTGTTGGCACCCACATAGCCGCTCATGGAGCCACCACCTCCTCGTCAGGCACAGGCTCCTCGGTCTCCGGCTCCGGCAGGTGGATGTCCGTGTCATTGATCACCTCGTCAGAGCTGGCTGCACTGGCCGTGCTGGCCGCACTGTACACCAGGTACACCGTGCCGCTCTCCAGCTTGCTGCTGCCGGGGATCAGGTCCTCCGTCCCGGCTGTGATTTTTGTGGGCGTAAAGCCAAGCACCCGGGTGATGTCCTCCTTGGTCAGGGTATACTGCTCCGCCAGGGTCAGCACCTGCTTCTGGCCGTTCCCCTTCTCCATGGTCAGGGTGTTCCCCTGCACCTGGGCTCCCTTCAGGTACTCGTCGCTGCCTGCCTTCACGGCCCCCACGTCGGCAGCCTCCAGCTTTCCGGCCTTCCCGGTGCCGCCGTGTTCTGTACCCAGCACCCCTGTCATGGCCGGCAGGCTGGTGGTGTCCTGGGTGGTAAAGGTCCGTTTGCTGCCGTCTCCCAGTTCCACCGTCAGGATCTTTCCTGCCAGGGTCAGACTTTTCACCACCTGGTCACTGTCCTGGGGCACTGCTCCCAGGTCCTGGGCCGTCAGGATCACCACGCCTCCCTTGCCGTTGACGCTCACCACCTTCCCGGTCTCCGGTGCCGCCAGCTCTGCCCGGTGGGCTGCTGCCTCTGCCCTCGCTGCCGAATTTTCAGAGTTTTCAGCCCCTGCCGTTGCCGTCCGGGCCGCCGTCTCTGCCTGGCCCTTGGCATTCACCGCCCGGGTTGCTGCGGTGGCCGCCGTCTCGGCGTTGGCCTTTGCGCTGGCTGCGGCCTGCTGTGCCGTGTTGGAGTATTCCAGCACCCGGGCCACAAAGGTCTCGTACTGGGTGGGGCTGATTTCCACGTCTCCGTCGGTGTTCAGAGTGCTGTAGCACTCGTACTTGGTGGGCTTTGTCAGGGCCCGGTAACCGTCCGCACCCAGGGCCAGCAGCATCCACTGGCCGCCGGGGCTGGCCGTCAGGGTCTTGTCCACCGCCACGCTGTCTTCGTCGTCCAGCAGCACCGGTGCGGGCAGGGTGCCGTCCAGCCACTGCACATGCAGCGTCACGCTCAGGCCCTGCCATTCTGCCGGCAGCTCAAATTCCAGCTTTTCCACCCCGGCGCTGCTCTGGCCGCCCACCTTCAGCACCCGCACGTCCGGGGCAAACTCCGCCCCGGCAAAACTGCGCTTCAAGATCTTCACACGCATTCGCGTCTCCTCCTTTCGCCCTTCCAGTCTACCGCGCTCCGCTGCACAAAAAACCTGCGGACTTTCTGCCAAAGCAAGAGCACCCCGGCAGCCATTTCCGGCCGCCGGGGTGCTCTTGCTTATCTCAGATCTGCGTAGGGGTCATTTACCGTGGTGGTCTGCGCCTTTTCGGCGTTCTTCAGCCAGGCAGCAAAGGTTTTCTGCTCGTACAGGGCGTTCCCGTCCCCATCGGTCAGGGCCAGCAGCATCTCCTCCAGCTTCTGCCGGTCGTACTCACTGCCGGCCAGATATTCCGGCTTGCACACTTCCGTGATCTTGCTCTTCAGGTTCGTCACACTCTTTCCGGCCCGCAGCAGCCGGTCAAGCTCTTCCTGCACATCCTGTGCCCGGCCGCTGTCCACGGCCGCCACCAGGTCGTCGGTCACGCTGTTGTTGTCGCCCTTCAAAAGGTCGTCTGCCAGTCCATTGATCGCGCCCTTCGTGCTCCCGTCTCCGGTCACCATGTCGATTACCGCCTCGCGCTTTGCCGCGTCCACCTTTGCCTTCTGGTCGATGCCCATGATCTCGTACACGTTCTGCACGATCTGCCGCGTCAGCTGCTCCCGCCGCTCTGTGTCGCCGCTGTTCTGTGCCTTTGCCGCTTCCAGCACATCCGGGTCATACTTCTTCAGCCGTTCTTTCAGTTCGCTGTAGATTTTGTCCTTCTTTCCCATCGCCGTCAGCTTCTCCATGGCCGCCTGCGCCTCGTCCGCGTCGCCGCTGGCATAGGCATCATACAGCCGGTCGTACTGTCCGGTTGCGCTGGCAGGCAGGCTGCTGAAGGTAAATTTCCCGCCGCTGGCCACGTTCTCCGCGTCCTGCACGTAGCCCTTGAAGGCTTCCAGGATCTTCCGCCCGTTGCCAAAGGGCACACCGGCAATTTCCAGCCCGTCCTCCATCAGGGTCCAGGCGTATTTCAGCACCTTTCCGTGGTGCGCGGCCAGCTTTTCCTCGTCCATGTCCGAGGTGTCCTTTCTCCATTCTTTGTAAAATTTGGCTGCATCCCCGGCCAGATCGTTCACGGCGCTGATGTTCGTAGCGCTCACCACATCATAATCCTTGCCGTTCAGGGCGTTGTCCACCAGGCTGTACACCTCGCTGCCAAACAAAAAGTTTCCGGCCGCGCTCTCGGTAAACAACCCGGTAAAACGGCTCAGCAGGCTTTTCAGGGTCACGTCCCCGTTTTCGTCCTGCTCCCGGTCCCACCGGTGCAGCAAAAAGTCCGCGCCGATCTTCATCAGGGCAAACACCGCCGTCTGCGCCACCTGGCTGCCGGCAGCTCGCTGCAGCTGCTTGCCGGCCCGCTGCAGCTCTGCCTGGGTCTCTTCGGTCTGGCCCTGCTCATACCGCGCCTTCTGGGCGTTGTAATCCATCACGGCGTCAGCCAGGATGCCGTAGTTCTGGAACCGCTGGGTGGTAAACATGGTAAAGGTCTTTACAAACTCGTCCGGGTTGCGCTGGATGCCTGCCCGCTGCATCACGGTATAGTTGGGCTGGGTCTGCTCGATCACCTTCTGGTACATCCGGTTCACGGCCTGCCAGTAGTCCTCGCTGCCCTCCTTGGCGGCTTCCTCGGCAAACTCCCCGGGGTGGTTCTTCACATAGGCCTTGCTGCCCTCCCACAGCGCCGCCACCGTCACCTCGTCCACGCCGTTGATCCACCCGGTCAGGGCTTTCGGCAGCTTGTCCATGGCCTTTTCTGCCGGTGTGAGGCCTTTGCCAATGCTGGCCAGTTCGCCCCGCTGGCTGCCGCGCTTGCGCCACTCCAGCAGCACGTCCCCGTGTTCCGTGATCTCCGTCTCCAGCGCCGCCCGCTGCTTGGTAGAAAAGTTTTTCACAAACGGCACCACCGACGCCATGGTGTCGCTGCCCAGCACGGCCGCCGCCGTGGGCAGACTGGCTGCCTGCGCAATGGCCACGCCCGGGTTCAAAGTCAGGATCGCCCCGGCGTAGTTGCCCCGCAGCCGGGCTGCCATCCGGCTCACGCCGTTGTCCCGCTTGCGCTGGGTGGTCTGCAGGTCGGTCAGCAGGTCGTTGATGTACTCCACCGCGCTGCGGCCCCACTGCTCCTTGATGATGCCGTTTTTCAGGTTGTACACGCCATCTTTTGTTTCCACGTTGCTGTTCAGCACCTTCTGCACGTCCCGGATGGGCAGTGCCAGGCCCGCATAAGCCGCCGTGTCCCGGATGCTGCGCTGCACCACATTGTTGCACTCTTCCAGCAAAATGGGCTGCACGGCTTTCTTGACACGGTTCTTCAAAAAGCCCCGGCCCTCAATGGTGGCGTCAAGGTTCAGCCCCTCGATCTGGGTCGCCAGGGCGCTCTTGTCCACCGCAATGGGGTAGTAGTTTTTCACCCCCGCCCGGTTATAGCCCAGCAGCTGCATGCTGGTCTCGTTGATCAGGTTTGTGGTGTACTGGTTGAACAGTTCCTGCATGTCCGCGATCCACGCCCGGTCGTAGTCGGTCAGGGCGTTTTCCACCGTCTGCAGCACCGTGTCCACCATCGGGGTGCCGTCGGCATTCTGCAAGCCGCCCAGGTGCACGGTCTGGCCCTCCTGGTAGGCCCGTTCAATGTTTCCTTTTGTGTACTGTTCCATGTTCGGCACCGTCAGGCCGCCGTTCAGCAGGTGCTGGCGGCTGTCCGCATTCTGCAGATGCATGTACAGGCTGCACAGCATGGCGTGGTTCAGCGGCACGCTGTTGCCCTTGGTGTCGGTCAGGCCGATGTCCACCGTCTCGGCCCCCGGCCCGGCAAAGGCGTCCATCTCTTTCAGGTGGGTCTTGCCCGTCACGTCCGCAAAGAGTTTCTCGCCCTTGATGGTGATCTCGCTCTGCCGGCGCTGGCCGTCGTTCAGCATCCTTGCCAGCTTCTCCATCTGGCCGTTCTTTGCGTAGCCGCCCAGCATGCGGAACACCCGCTCGCCGCCCAGCATGTCCAGCTGGTACTTGGTCAGCGTGTTCCGCAGCCCGTCAAACCGCCCGCCGGGGCGGTTGCCCTTGCTGGTCTTTACTTCGTAGGCGGCCGCGTCCGCAATGGCGCTCACTTCCTCGGCCTTGGCCAGGCTCAGGGTCTTGTTTTCGGTGCGGATCACATGCAGCGTGCTGCTGGTAATGGCTTTCAGTAGCCGCAGCTGGTCCACTGTCATGGGCAGGCTGACACGGTTCTCCGTGTCCCGGATGCGCGCTTTCAGCCGGTCCTGCAATGCCCTTGCCTTCTCACTGTCCGGCAGGGCTTCCGCCTGGGCCAGCTGCTCGTGCAGCTTGTCCAGCCGGGCGTTCTTCGCAGCTGTCAGGTCCTCCCGCAGCGTCTGGATCAGTTCCGGCACCTTGCTCTGCTTCCAGTCCTCGGTCATGGCGTTGGGGGCTCCCTCGCTGCCCATGCTGGCCGTAATGCTGTCCTGCAGCCTCGTCAGCTGGTTCACAGCCTTGCTGTTCAGGGTCACCAGGTTCGCCAGCTTGGCCACCTCGGCCGCCTCCACGATCAGCCCCTTCTGCACATACTTGCCCTGCTGGGGCCGCAGCACCATCTGGTTCAGCTGGGCCGCGTTCGCCCGGATGCTCCGTTTCAGCTCGTCCGCCTTCCGGGCGTCCCGGGCCCGCTGCACCCGGTTCTCGGCTACTTTCTTCGCAATGGCAATGTCCTCGTCCCGCTGCTGGCGGGCCACTTCCAGCGCAATGGCGTTCCGCTCCGTCTGCTTCTGGTACCACTCCGCAGCTTTCTGTTGGTTCATCAGTTCCCAGTCCTGGATCTCCCTGTCCTGGATCATCAGCGAGCGCTCCGCCCGGTCGGCCCGGCGCTGCTCCTGCTTCACCTGGTCGGCCAGGTAGTCGTTTTCTTCCCGCAGCTCGCCCATGCGTTCCTTGTACCACAGCTTTGCCGCGTCCATGTCTTCCTGCCGCTGGGCTTTCAGCCGCTGCTCCTGCTGCTTCAGCTGCCGGCGGAACTCCTCCCGCTGGTAGGTGATGTACTCGTTCACGTCGCCCAGGTTGGTAAAGGTCTTTCCGTCGATCTTCACAGCGCTCCGGGCCTCGGTGCGCTGGTTGGCGGCCAGTCGGCGGGCAAACTCCTGCCGCTGCACTTTCTGGACACCCTGCATGCCCTTCTCCACCTCGGCGGCCCTTGCCTCGTCTCCGGCCGCCGCCTTGGCCATCTGCAGCGCCTGCTTCTGCATGCCCTCAAAAATAGCCTGGGCGTCGGTCATCTCGGGCACGTTCATAATGTCCTCGATCATCCGCCCGGCCAGCTCCACCCGGGCGTCCTCGTACTCGGCCTCGTCCGCAAAGCGGCTGCGCATCTCCGGCTTGATGTTGTCATGCAGATTCATCAGCACGTCCAGCCACTCGGTGCTCTCCATGCTCATGACACCCTCCACACCGGCCTGCTTGGCCGCCGCTTTCCACAGCGCCCGCGCACCGTCCTGGATGCCGCCCACGGCCCGGGTGTCGTTCACAATGCTCTCGTACTGCTCCGCCGGGTTTCCGTCCCGCACGCCGTCGGCCTGCCGCAGGGCCACACCGTGGCTGCGGGCCTCGGCCACCGCCGCGCTCCAGTTGCCGTACCGCTTCACCAGCTCCGCCTTGGCCTTGCCGGTCTTGTTCACGGTGTACTCCAGCCGGTGCAGCTCCGGGTATTCGTCCCACAGCTCACTGTTGCGGTAGGTCGCCCCGTCCAGCACCTCGCCCGCCAGCGTCTCGGCCAGCGCCTGGGCCTTTGTCATGTCCGCGCCGTCCGCTTTCAGGTAGTCCACCAGCACCCGGGTCTCGTTGGCCAGCTTTGCCCGGTCGGCCCGGCTGGCGTTGGCTTTCGTCCACCGCGCCGCCAGCCCGTCCAGGCTGTCCTGGCTCACCTTCACGCCTCTCGTCACCCCAAAGAACTGGCTCAGGGTGTCCAGTGCCGCCGCCGTGTTCGCAATATCCCGGCTCGCCTGCCGCTGGTCGTTCTTCTTTGCCTCCCGGCTGGCCTGCTCCGCCAGCTGGAAACGGAACTTTGCAAGGCTGCTTTCCTGCGCCAGCTCTCTGGTCTTGTAGTATTCCCGGATCTCCCGCACCACCTTGTCCGCATCCACACGCCCGCTGTATTCCTTGCTGGCGGCAACCCTGCCGTCTGCTGTGGAGATGTCCAGCGTGAACTGCCCGCGCTCGCCGCTCAGCTGCTCGGCCATTTTCCGGATCTGTTCCAGCTGCTGCGCCGTGGGGGCCGTGTCCGCCGAAATGTCCACGCCCGGTGCCTCGGCCATCACACGCACATTGCCGTCCAGCAAAAACTCATTCAGAGCTTCCGTGCCGTTCTTCACTTCCGCCGGGCCGAACACCTCCAGAATTTCCCGGTGGTCGGTGTCCCGGCTACGGTCATTCTGGGCAAAGTCCAGCATCTGGCCGTCCGGCAGAATGTACCCTGCCCGCCGGAATTCTTCCGTCACGCCGAACTGCTCCTTCGCCAACATCCGCCGGTACTCCGCATTGCCGCCGTACGCTTTGGCTCTGGCATTGTAGGCGTTCTGTGCATCCTTGGCCTGGGCGTCCTTCCGCTGCTGCAGACGCCCATTGGCTGCTTTCATCTGCTCCGTCAGGGCGCTGTCCCGCTCTTCCAGCGCGGCCAGGCGGCTGTTGTACTCCTTGCGCTTTGCAAGGTAGTCCTGGTATTCTGCGCTGTCCCGGTAGGCCTTGCCCTCTGCGGAAAAAACGCCCAGCGCCTTTTTCTTTGCCTCGATCCGCTGCACTTCGGCACTGTTCAGCCATGCACTGCGTTCTTCCTTCAGGGCACTGCGCTGCTTGGTCAGCTGCCGCTGTTCGGTGCGCAGCTTTGCCAGCTCATCCTGCTCCGCCAGCTGATAGCGCACATTTTTCTGCACAGCTGCATTGTTTTCCTTGCTTTTGGCAGAGGTTTGTGCTATAGTAGTGTCAGAAGATACTTCCTGAGCATCCGCAAGGGTGCTCCGCACAGCTTTCGGGAGCTGTGTGGGAGTATCTTCTTTTTTTGTCATATTTCCCTCAGTGTCAAACGTCACATAGCTTCCATCTGTCCAGCATACCTCATGAACATAGAAATTCTTCATGCCATTCTGCCGGGTGTATTCTCTTACAATCACGCCTTCATGCAGCTTTGTTCCGTCAATTTCGACGGGCGCTGCAAAGACATAAGTATCATACCCTCGTCCCTGCCAGTTTTGCTCATACCCGATTTGCTTTCCTTTTTGAATTACTTCGGGGACTGCAGCAACCGCAACCTGTTTTGCTTTGCTGTTCCCATGCTGCACCGTTGCACGTGCACCGCTCTTTGTCAACTCCACCGTTCCGAAGTTTTCACGAATCACTTTGTTTCCTATAGAATCAAAGAATTCTTCAACATTGGAAATGTTTTCGTTTCGCGTTTTTCCGAAAGATACCTCTGTTGGGGAATGCGGGCTTGTAGTACTGCATGGTCTTGTCGATCAGCTCCCGCAGCTGGGGAAAGGTCTTGCGCAGGATCAATGCCCGGTAGTTGGGCACATCCACCTGCCGCAGCGCCTCGATCACCAGCGCGTCGCTCTTGCCGCCGCCGGCCGCCCCGCCGTACAGGGCCTCGTCCTCGCTGCGCCGCATAAAGGCCGCCTGCCTCGGCTGCGGCCGCCAGATGATGGGCCGGCCGTTAATCTCCTGCCGTGCCATCCAGCACCACCTCCTGCTGCTCTGCGTCGTCCTTTGCTTCCATCAGCACCGCCGGGGCAGCGCTCTGGCTGCCGCCCTCGTCCCGCGGCACCAGCGCCGCCGCATTGGCCGCAGCGTTCAGCAGCACCGTGGCCACGTTCGCCGCGTCCTTGTCGGTCATGGCCAGCGCCTCGTACCGCTCCAGCTGCTGTTCCAGCTCCTTCCGCTCATCGTCCTCCAGCCGCCGGTCGTAGCTGCCCGGCTCACTGTACACCACAAGGCCGGTTTCTGCCGTGTCCTGCAGGTTCTCCGCCTCGCTCTTGAGCAGCCCGCCGATCGCAAAGTCCCTGGCTCGGGCATCCTCGTCCAGTTTTGCCCGCAGCTTTGTGCAGATCTCGCTGGCCCGCTGGTTCTCGGCCACCCGCTGCTGCAGGTAGCCCACCTGGGCCCGGGCTCCCAGCGCCGCCCGGGCTGCGATCTCCCGCGCCGCCTGGGCCCTGGCCTCGGCAAACACCCCGTCCGACTTTCCGGCCTCCTCGGCCATCCAGCTGCGGATGGTGCTCTCCGGCACGCCGTACTTCCGGGCCACTGCACAGATGGAGTTGGAGCTGATCATGGCCATCACCACCTCAGCCCGCACCCTGGCCGGGTACTTCTTCCCGCGCCCCTGCCGACCCGGCACGGTATTTTTGCAGTATTTCCGCTGTGCCATCCCAGGCCCTCCCTCTGTGCTCATGGTTCCAGTCTATCGCAAACCGCCGCACAAAAAACCTACGGACTTTTTGGGGGAGTGGAGCACGGGTTGTGTTTGCTGTTTTTTCCGCAGCGGCCTTGCGGCGCTTTGAAAAACCAGAACACTGCCCCAGCCTCAGCTCCCAGCGTCTGCTGCGGCCCTTTGGCGGGCCTTGCATCCTGCTGGCCGCTGCCCCAACAGCTCCTCCCTGCTTCAGCCGCAGGCTGCGGTCGTCGCCGTTGCAGTACAAAAAGGCCGCGCGCCGCAGCGCTCAGCCATCTCTCTTCGTTCCCGCAGCTGTCATTCCGCCTCCAGCAGCCCTGTCGCCGCCGCATAGATCCCCACCGTGCTCAGCGCTTCCAGCTCCTTGCTGTAATAGGTCGTCCGCCCGATGTACAGCGCTCGGATCACGTCCTCTTCCCGCATGCCCTCCAGGTAGCGCATCCGCAAAAGCTCCCAGCAGGCAGGGTCCGTCCGGGCATAGTAGTCCCGCACCCGGTCCAGCACTGCCGCCCACTTGCCGCGCCCGTCGTACTGCCGCAGCGCCCTGCGCACCTCTTTCCGCTGCTTTTTGGTCACTGCCCGCCGCCTTTCCCGCTTTTTTTGCCGTTTTGGGCTGATATCTCACACATTCCCCGCACAAACCGCCTATTTTACGCGCAAAATAAATATTTCTTGTCTGTCATGTGCGAACTTTCGCAAACTCCCGCCGCCGCAGGATCACATAAGCCTGCGGTTCGGTGGCTTCCCAGCCCTCCGGCCGGGGCTCGGCATTCTCGTGCAGCCCGCCGGGGTCAAAGATCTGGATCTTCACGCACTCCCACCCCGGGAACAGCTTTTCCCACCACGCCGGGTCCTCCGCGTGTTCGCTGCAGGCCTCCCGCAGCTGGCGGCGGCTCCACTTGGTGTCAGCTGCCGGCTGCTCCTCCGGCAGGGTCAGGTTGCTGGTTTCCAGGCACCGCCGGAAGCCGTGGCCGTAGATGTACCCCACCGTGCCGCTCGTATCCTGCCCGTCAATGCCCAGGATCTTCTTCGTGATGATCCGGTCTGCGTTCATGGTGCCCATGGGCTCAAACTCCCGTGTGCCGGGGACACGCCGCCGCCATAGATCCTCCAGCATATACCGCAGCTCCCGCCGCTCTGCCTCACTCAGCCCCGGGCACTGGGCAAAGCCATGCATGTGCAGCCGCCCGGCCTCGCCGTTGCGCACGGCCCACAGCATCAACTTCAGCCACGTTCCCCGCACGCCAAAGCGCTTGCGCACCGCCCGCTGCACCCGCCGGGCATAGTTCTTCACGTCCCGCCAGCAGCCTTCCTCGTCCTCGGGCAGGTAGGCGTCCTCGTATGTAGCGGTCAGGTAAAAGCCGTTCTGGTCAAAATTGGCCAGCACCTTGCGCTGTCGGCGGCGCAGGCTGGCGGCTTTGTTCCGGCTCTTCTGCCCCCGGTCACTTTCCTTGCGCTTCTTGCCCCGCTGGCGGTGCTCCTGATCCGTCACGGGGTAAATGCCCACGGCCTGGTATGTGTCCCCGCAAAGGGTCCTTTTTTCCCGGATGTAGCTTTTTCGCATCCCGGTGCCCTCCCTGTCCGGTAAACTTTTCGTGTTGGTTTCTTTTCTGTGGCCCACACAGTCACAAGATTAACGGGTATACAAGCCCCCCAAAGCGCCCGCCTCGGACGCCTATTATAAAAAGGAATGGCTTGTTCAGTTCAAACGCCTGCCGCCAGAGCTTTCCCTCTGGCAGCACCCGTTCGGCCTGACGCTCCCGCCGTCGCCAAAGCCCCCGGCCGCGCGCATCCAGCGCCGCCGGGGGCTCGTTATTTGTGCTTTCCGCCCATCCAGAACTCCGCGTCAAAGTCGTTCCGGTTGATCTTGCCCGCATCGTTCTGGCTCTTTGTATAGGCCTTTTCCTTCTGCACCTCCGCTTTCCAGGCCCGGTACTTTTCGCACCGGTCGCTGCAGGCCGGGTGCCGGTCCGGGCAGTCCGGCGTGCATACCGGCTTTACCATGCCGGAGCAGCCGGTTTCCCTTCGGCCGCCCAGTACCCGTAGCTCAGCTCTTTCTTTCCATGCTCCCGGGCCTGGGCGTTGTAGCCTTCCAGGTCCCGCACATCCAGCTGCAGCGGGTCAGGGTCTGCCAGGTACTTCTTCAGCCGCACCCGGGGCTTCCTGGGTGCCGCCGGTTTCAGCGTCAGTACGGCGGCCCCCTTCGGCTTTGTGGGCCTCCTCGGCGGCTTTGCCTGGGCGTTCTCCGTCTTTTTCGGCTTCAGTCGCACCTTGTAGGCTTTCCGGCTGCAAGCCACTTCTACCTTTTCCCGGGTGATGTCCCACCGGTGCTTGCCGCGGCGCTTGTGCTGGCGCTGCTGATCCCGCCACAGCGTCGGCAGGATCTTCTCCGCCCGCACCACGCCCTGGGCGGCCAGATCTGCCGCCGTGCCCTCGTACAGTACCTTCCCGCTGTCCGGGTCGGTCAGGCGATACTTGTATACCATCATACGGCGCTGCCCTCCTGCTTCCCGGCCCGGTGCTTTGCGCTCGCACGCTTCTCCTGCAGGCGCTTGAGCGGGTCCGCCCACTCCTCACGCACCATGTCCCGCACCTCCTGTACCTGCACGCCGTGCTTTCCGGCCGCCTTTTTGCAAAAGCGCTTGCGGCTCATTCTGCATTTGTCCTTGCTCATGCGTTGCCTCCGCTCCCGTACAGCTCCACTTCCACACCGTCCGCCGTCACCAGCACCCCGCCGTCCAGCGCCACGGCCAGCTGCTGCAGCCGTACCGACGGCACCCGCAGCAGCCCGGCAGGCCGCATCCACTTGGTGATCTCCCCGGCCCGGATGCCGATCTTCTCCGCCAGGGTGTCGGCGTTCTCGCCCCGGTAGGCCATTGCCTCCTTCAGTG